GGTTCTCATCACGGAACCATTCATTCATGACCAAAGCATACGCTCTGAAAGGTAATGCGTTAACTGAGAGGTCAGGTACACCAGTAGGAATACCGAGATAATCAGCAATCGTTCCGATAGACCATCCATCAGTCGCCGGAGCCGTGATCTGAGGCACTTCATACTCCGTCGTAGGCAACCACGCAGATTGGGTGTTCTCACCGTTAAACTCCTTCCAGTGGCTCCACACGAGCCGATTGGGCACAAAAAAGAAATATGTGTCCAGATAAAGATTGTCCATCATAGGCGTAATCAGGGTCTGGAGGCGGACAACCTTCGAGGTCTTAATCTTGAAGGTATCGCCAGGCAAAACCTCATCCACATAAAAAGGGATGACATCGCCGACATTGAACGACGTTTTCACCGAACTGGAGCGGTCAAACTGAGACCGCCGGATATCAGCATGGGGCAGCTGAGCAAAATGGGATTCCACATTCCGATTCATTCAGACTTTTCCTCCTTTACAGGCTCCGGAGCCGGAGCTTCATCTTTGACAACTCCTAGCTTACGCCAAAAGTCAGGACCATCCATAGAAGCCATAAACTCAGAAAAACTATGGTTAAACTGAGCACGGACATCCACCGGCAGGCTTTCAAAATACTGCTTGCCATCATTGACAGCATTAAGCAGATCAGCATAAGTAGAAGGAAGACCGGTAAAATCGCCATAAGCTGCCTGAACACGAGAGAGAGCATCGGGATCTCCTTGCGCATAGCGCCGCAGCAGGGTATTAATATCCACGGAATCCTTGTGGCTCTGGATATACTCGTACAGATTCTCTTCGCCCTTCTCAACGAGATCCATCACGCCATTCTCATCAAAGCGAGGAGCATACAGCTTTTTAATACGAGATCCAGTGCAACACTGATAACGAGGATGCTCATCAAACTGAGTACGAAACTTCCGCATATCACACCTCCAGGGAAGAACCGGCAACAACCAGGCGGGGGACACAGGGCACGATCTCGCCGGTATCGACGTCATAGGTACCGAGCTGGAACAACTGATAATCCGCCGTATGGGAGTTCATGAGAGACGAAGGATTGCGTACAGCGTGGGCAAAATTACGCATTGCGCAAGCATCGTTCTGATCCACGGTCGGCGACATAAAGCCCGTATGAATGTCACGAATCGCATAAATTTGAAATTTCATTAAAAATCAACCTCCCTATACTGAATAGAAACATCCGCAATTCCAAAATCCCATTCTTCCAAAAAAGAAATCACGTCCTCAAAGCTATTCAAACAACCATAAAGCACATCATCTAAATAAATACAGTACAAATTCACAGCCGGATACCTCCACGATAAATCGTCGGATTGATATTAATCTTCTTGGACTTCGCAGCAGTGCGCTTAAACACCTGCTGATCCTTGCCTTTCCGCATCTTCTTCCGCATTTAATCCAACCTCCTTTTCAATGATTTGATACGCTCTTTCAGGGCGCGTTCCTCAACTGCCAACAGATCGATATAGGACAAATTCGTCTGGGCAAGCTTGGCCTGCCGGGCATCCATGGCAATCTTCTTACGGGCCTCTTTCATAGCGGCCGATTCATCCGGGTACTCCACATCAAAGATCCGATCGAAATACTTCGGAGGGCGGAACTTCCGGCCGCCCTTTGCCGTAGACACGTTGATATACTCATACTTGTACAGATCCGGATGGTTATCATAGTAATTCCGGCCAATGCCGGGCTTCAGAGACATCTGCGTGAACGGAGGCTCAATGTTATGGTCATCGTAAAAGCAAGCTGCAAGGCCAGTCAGCTTCTTGGTCACATACCTGGCAGTATACGCACAGGTCTCCCAGGAGACCTCAGATACAACAGCACGGCCAATAGGCTTCTTGACACCATCATCACCTTTGACGCTCCAACATGCCTGCAGGGAAGGGGAGAGATAAAGGACAAACCCTGTCTCAGGATCTCGCTCATAAATCTGAAGATCATTCAAATGCAGGCCGAACAGGATCACATGGTAATGCGGCCGAAACGTATGGGAACCATACTCGCCAGCAGCATAAAACCGAATACGATCATCCGGGAACGCCTTCCGAAGACGCTTCATGAACAGCTGCAAATCACGCTTCCGAAGGGAAAGCGACGGGATCACTTCACCAGTCTCAGGATCACCATAACAGCTGCGAGGGACATGATCATTGTCATACGTCAGCGTCGCAAACCAGGCACTGTCATGATCCTCCAACTCCAGAAGACAACGATTGGCCCATTCACGGGAATACTGCATCCGGCAACCAATACACTGACCACATGGGATTTCAATACTTTCACGAACCACACGTTCTGCCATAGATCCTCGCTCCTTGATATGGACGGGCATCCAGATACCACGCACAAGCTCCACGTGATCCACACCATAACCAGTGATCTTGTAATCGACTTTCCCAGTCTTCGTAATACCAATAGGGAAACCCTTTAATGGATGGTAACACGGCACAACAATCCTCCTCAAAATGTTCAGATTCCAAGAAAGGACGAACGCAACAAAATAAGGGTTTTGTGGCTTATCCAGTTTTCACCAGATAATTTTCCTTCCTCGGTAAGACCATCATAGCACAGGATAGAGGGGCGTGTCAAAGCTTTGGTGTCACTGGGAACAGTTAAATCAAGGGGAACTGTTCCCAGACCCTCGGGGGTAGCTTCTGCGCCGACTGCAAAACCCCCGGCACAAGGCCGGGGGCTTTCATCGGAGATCCTACCGCTCAGTGACGGTTGAGCCAATTAATAATAGCATTGACAAGGCGAATGCCGAAATACAGAACCAGAATCACAACGACCAAATTCACCAAAGCAGCTATATCATACGGCGTCAAGGAAATCACTCCCTTCCAAAACCAGATTGCTGCCATTCAGGACGCAACTTCTCACCAAGAAGGAAACCGGTAGACGCAACAGCATTCCAAGCATTACTCGGATAATATTTCTTCAGGTACTCCTGAAATTTCTGCTGAGCTTCCTGCAGCGCAGTCTTGGTAGCATTGTTCTGATCGGTTGCATACCGCTGGGCAGCTGCATTCAGAGAGGCTGCATACTGGGTGGCCTTGGAGGCACGGGTGGAGTTCCGGTCGGACGCTTCGGCATTGATCGAGGCAACGACCTTAGAGGTCATAGACTGGATATCAGACGCGTACTGCTGGGCTTGCAAATGCACATCGCTGGCATAGCGAGACGCCGAGGCATTGATGCCTGCAACATCACGGGATGCAGCAGCAGACATACCAGCAGTTTGAAGATTAGTAGCAGCATTTAACTCTGACATATACTTAGACATAGCATTATATTTATCAGCTACAGCTAAATTTGTTTGAGCATTAATATTTGCCATATCTAAATTGTTTTTATATTGTAACATACTTGAAAGCAATTGTACAATAGCAGAATTTTTGCTGGTATCGGTCTGACCCATAGCGCCGGAGCTGGTAACGCCGGAGGCGGTAGCTCCGGAGGTGACGGCGGCACCATTGCCGCCGGTAGCGGACAGGATCGGATTAAGGCCGGCAGCCTGCAGATCGCGAATCTCGCGTTGGTGGGCAGTATCGGACATCATCTTCTGCCAGTCACGGTTCTTGGCGGCTTCGGCCGCATTAAAGTCCATGGCAACCTTATTCTGCTCACGCTGGAAATCCATCTGTTTCTCTGCCTGAGCAGCTGACCAGGCATTGTTCGCATTGGTGGTGGCGTTGATCTGGTCGAAAGCCTGGTTAGCCTGGTAAACGGCATTGGGCTGATAGTCATCCAGGATCGAGACATTGTTTGCAACACCAGAGGCAGATGTGGCCATAGGGCACCTCCTTTAATGGTGGTCGATCAGGCCGGGAATGGAGTACATGGGCATCGGCCGGGTACACCGGTTCTGGACGTAGATATCAGCGAAGAGCTGATTCGAGACGGAGGACTGAACTGCCAGGACACGATCCACGTTCGTCTTGTCTTCTCTGATCCACTCATCGGAAAGGGAAGGCAGCTTGCTGTAATCGTCTCCAAGGTGCCAGACATCCAGGGACTGCGGGGCCTGGGATCTCATTTCACCGCAAACACGGTTGGGCTTGTAACGGTAATCTGCCCAGGCTTCCTGGTAACCGAAGACCTCATCATCCTCAGCTGAGCCCTGGGCGTAGATCTCTTTGTTGAGCACGGCCTGCTCACCGATATTCGAAAAGACCGGCCAGTAATAATCAAAGCGGGACTTCCGGGAGAACATCCGGTCGAGACCCTGCTGATACGTATGGTCATACCGAGCAACCATCAAGCCGAGGATAAAGCCATGCTCCGTGAAAGATTTCGTGAAGTCGCTGTGATTGTCCGAGGTGAGGGACAGGCCAACGGGGTTACCCTGAGGCGTAGAACCTTCCTGGGTAGCAGACTGCTGCACGATCTGGTTAATCCGGATCGGGATACGGTTGCCGCCGAGATACTCAGGGCGCTGCAGGCGGGAATCCGGAGAGGTAACACCAAAATGGGAACGGAGGATCTCCGTATAGCGGGTACCGCCGCGGGCATCCTTCTCATAGAGCTTCTGGATCTGGAAAGCCAGACGCAGCTGATTGATCGTAGCAGATGCGACACCATCACCAACAGCCCAAAGGTTGATCGGAGACATAGACGATTCCTCAGAACTGGGAAGCGCAGGAGCAACAGCCGAATTATGCCAAACCTGACCATTCGCAAGCTCATTATTCGAATACAACTGACCATTCGAAGAGCCAGCATCCGTAGTATACCGGAAATACAAAGGCGCAGTACCGGGATCGTGAAGATCCGCATTGGCCACAACGGGCACGTTCATACCGCTACCGCCGGGGATCACAACATCGGGGCCCTTCTGCGGGGCCGGGAGGCAGGACGTAAAGTAGTCATGATACTTCGCAGCAACGAAGGGAAGACCGCCTTTAGCGACGTCAGTTACATAGGCGCCGGTGTTCACACCAGCCACCGTCGCATCGTCCAGAGGGACAACGAGGGGATCAGTGAGGTTCTCATCACGGAACCATTCATTCATGACCAAAGCATACGCTCTGAAAGGTAATGCGTTAACTGAGAGGTCAGGTACACCAGTAGGAATACCGAGATAATCAGCAATCGTTCCGATAGA